ACATAATATTTCTGTAAGTATTGAATTTGTTTTAGCATATGGATCAAGATAAGTAGAACGTGATTCATTTAATGCTCCATTTTTCATCCATGAATCTGGGTTAGATGGGTTAGATACTAGATCCCAAGTTAATAACTCAAAATCATCTTGTACCTCCATTACTTCACCCATTTGTTTTAAGGAACCCATTCCACGGGAAGAGATACCAATCAATAAACCATTTTTAACCAATGCACCTGCTATACGACCAGATGAAGTACCTAAATCTCCCATATCGGAAAATATTTCTACTTTACCCCATATTTCATCACCTTTCCAATATATTTCACGTATTGCATGTGATGCATTTTTTAGGTTGATTACTTGCGAGTCAGGATGATCTAATTCACCACATGTTTCAGTTGATTTCATTTGAATTTTGCGCATAAAATTTTCAATTTCACGCTCCCATAATTCTTTTTTATAATAGCGACCATTACCGTTTTTAACTTCAACAGTAGCTAATATTCCTTCAACAAAAACATTTCCATTATTTTTCATCCCTTCCAATAATGAAAGTGGTTTAGGATTAAAATGGCGGGTTTCTATAAGTAATTGTTTGTTCATATTAAATATCAAATTCTAATCCTGGGTCATATCCATCAAGGTAGTCTATAATGGATGATTTTTCGTTAAATGGGTATTGATCAGCTATTTTTTCAATGTCTTGATCAGTTACTACTCCATTTTTCTCATAAATATCATTGTATTTTTCAGTAATACCATTTATAGTTTCTTGGTCTAATTCTTCACCTTCAACTTCATCAATCACTTCTTTTTTTGTGCCTTTACCTTTAAATTTTGACATTAATTTTTCTAGTTTAGCTTTTGCTTTTTCTAGAGCTTTAATGTCTTTAGAAATTTCTTTAACTTTTTTATCGTCGGTAAGGCTTTTCATATCCTCATCTTCGTCAAGTTTAGAAAGTTGAGATTGTTTTTTATCAATTAAATCTTGAATTTTATCCATTTTAGATTGTAAAACTTCATGTTCAGCTTCTTTATTAATTTGCGCAAGATCTTTTTCTACAGATTCTTTAAGAGACATACCCTCGTTCGATGGGAAGGATTGAGATATAATTGAATCCATTTGCATGGAAGATAATTCTTGGTCTTCTAAAAAGTTATAAGCATCTTCTTTAGACATATTATTTGAATCGATAATGCTCATATAATAATCTAGTTCTTCATAAGTTTCAGTAAGAATATTTAAATTAGGGAATAGAAAATCTCCCTCACTCCAATATTGCTTAGTTCTAGCTTTATTAAATTTGTCTTCTTTAGCTTTTTCTACTTCAGCATTCAATGGGTGATATACTTTAAATTCTTTTGGAAGATTTACAATTGGTCCATAGTTATCAGGTTTATTTAATATTTGTTTAACCATAGGAGGGATATCCATAATCAACTTTTTAATAGCGGGTTGGTTAGCATATCCTTTAACTAAATTGTTATATAAAATATCTGAAATATAAAATGTACCATTAATTGGGTTGTATACCATATGGTCTCCAAAGCGTTTTCTAATATTTGCAGGGAAAGGCAATTTTGTAGGGATAAATCTTTTACCTCCTTCACCACCAGAAATATTTGCTGTGTTGACACTAGGCATTTGATACGCTTCTTCAAGTTCAGCATCAATCATTTCACGGATTACTTCACGTAATTTAATTTCTTCAAGAGGTTCACCTGCTTCTTTTCTACGTTTAAGTTCTTCTTCGCGTTTTTTCTTTATATTAGCTTTAAGCTCTTCGTCAGTGAATTTTTTATTAGGTTTTTTTTCAAATTCACCTTTAACATCTGATTTGAATTTTTCAATGTTTTCATTTAAATCACCATATCCAGATGATTTATATTTACCTTTAGCTTCTTTTGGAGTACCTAAAGCAGTAGCTTCATCTGTGTATCCTAAATCTTTAATACCAAATTGAGCATTTTTAGTATAATAAATTGGATCTTTTGCTAAATTTTTAAAAACTATATCCTTTAATTCTTCCATCGTTTTTTCAGAATTTTTAGGATCTTTCATTTCAGCATAGTAACCCATCATAATTTGACCAAAAATCATATTATCAGGATTTTTTTCGTCTGAAGTGTTATAGTTATGGGCAAGATCTTTTTCAACAGGTTTAGAAACTTTTTTTTCTTCTGCTTTAACTTTTTCGTCTTCGTTTTCTTTTTTCTTAGCTTCAGCTAAAAATGCTTCGAATGCAGTTTCGTATAATTCTTTTTTTCTAGGCTCATACCCAGATACTACAGTCATACCAACTACATTTTCTGTAATGATATTTTTAGTAATAAGTGAAGCTGTAGCTTCTTCAAATGTAGCAGAATTACGTACTATATTCGGGAATTGACGTTTAGCTTCAGTAAGAAAAACACCTTTGTGTCCTTTACCTTCTTTAATTAACAAATACTGATCTTGTAATGTTTTTTTCATTATTTTTCTGTTAAAAGTTGTTTTACCTCTTTAAGGTAACTTAATACCATTTCAATTGGTTGTGTTATATCATATGAACCTGCGTTTCCACTATATAATTCAATAGTTTCATTTTTTGCATTTGAAATTAACGGAGTAATTTCATTCATTAGTTTTTCAATTTCATCTAATCCAGCTAAACGTTTCTTTTGAAATTCATTCATTTCGTTTAACATTTCATCTTCCCACAATTTTTTCTTGTCGTAAGATTTTGGTTTAATGTTTGGAACAGGTTTAAATCCTAATTTATAATAATAAATATTTTTTGTTCCTTTAGAGTTTGTTTTAGAAGAAAAAGCAGCAGGAGTAGCATAATTTGCGCCTTCACCCCCCGAAAAAGAAGCACCACCTACGTTGGTAGCACTCATTTCTTTAAGTTTTTTTCTAATTATTTCTTTAAGCTTATCCATTTACAATTTCTAATTCATTAATTAAATCATAATACTGTAGTAAATCAACTAAATCATTATCTGTTATACGAGAATTCTTTGAAGGTAAATTAATCAAAGATATAATTTCGTTAATTTTAATTTGGGTAACTTGATTTTTGGTTTTTTTATTTAAAGAAACTAATTCTGATTTAATTTCATTAATCTTATCAGAATAGAATTCTTTTAAACGTGTAGTATTATCTATAGATGTGATAAATTCTTTAAGGATAATTTTTTGGTTAGAATTCAAATCATCATATTTAGTGTTAAAGTTTTCTAAAAGAGAACGATAAGCTAATAAACGAACGTCTTTATCTGATTTTTCAAATTCTTCCATTACTTCATCTCGAACTTTATTTGGTGCTATATCAGCAGCAGTTAAATGTTCCAAAATAGTAACTTTATTATTAATAGTTTGTTCAGGATTTATTAAATTAGGAGAATTTGCAACTTCTAATAAAGTATAAAAAGCAGCATATGTCTTGTAATTTGGAAGTTTATGATTAAAGAATTTATTTAAATCATAGTGTTTCTGGATTTCAGAAATTAGGTTGTATTTTTGTCTTTTAAGGATTCCTCTATTTAAGGTTTTAGAAGATTCAACTAAAGTATTAATAACAATATTAGCTTTTGTTTCAGTTAATGAAGTTTTTTTTAAAAGAGTTTCATATAACTTATACTCACGACCTAATTCCGTTTTAACGAAATACTTTTTAAGTATATCTTTAGCTGGGGATTCCTTACCATCTAATGTGTCAGAGGTAATTTGGCGAACTAAAAGTTCAAAAAGAATCCCAGAATTTTTATACTTTGAATGTTTTACTTGCATTCCTTATATGTTTGTTTATTTATAAATATATGAATTTTTCTTACTCTCGTATTTGAGATTCATCTAATAGCGAATTTCCCTTAATATCTGATTCAAATATTATTTGTTTGGGTTGATTTTTGATGTTATTAAATTGGTAAGCATTTTTATTTCGCTTAATTTTGGTTTCAAGTGCTAAAGGAGAACCACCTTGAAATTTAGGTTTAATAGAATCTGATGTGTCTCCATCTTTTTTAACACCATCTGTTCCAATTCTATCTTTCCCAAATGCATTATCTTGGGTATTTCTGTTAGATACTTTTTCTTTAGGACGACCTAATTCTTTATCTTCATCATATCCTGCAGGTACTTCCCCATTTTCATATCTACCTCTACCATAAAGAGATGCTAAATCATGTGGTGTACCATAGGATTTACCGGTTTCTAACGGATCATTTCCTTCATTTTCAATTTGGGCTAAACGGAATTTACGTTTTGAATCTTGAATAATCAAATCTCTATATTCATCATATTGATCTTCGCTCAAGTGGAATAAGTTTTCATAAATCCAATCAGTAGGTAATAATTTATTTTCTATCATTTGATTAGCAAGATCTACTTTTTCTTTCATCAAAGCAATTCTTTCTTGATCATAGATAATAGAAGGAGTAGTTAATGACAATTCAAAGTTTGTCATACTTTCATCACGATATCCCTGAGAATATAAATGAACTAAAGCAATTTTAGTTAGTTCAGATATTACAATACGTTGAATTCGTTCAATTGTACGAGCAAATCGAATATCTTCAGCTGCTAACGTAGCTTTACCTGTTAAATCTTTTTCATAACCCATAAATGCTTTAGGTACCTTAAGAGCAGCAAATAATTTATCTCTTAAGTACTCAACATCTTGAATTCCATCCCACTGCAAACCAGCTAAGTTATCAATTTTAGTGGCTTGATCATTTCCACGAATAGGGATATAAAAATCTTCAAGTAAATTTTGCATGTTGTACTTCAAGTTATAATCACCGGTTTGTTGATCAATATATGGAGTACGTTTCATTTTGGAAATTGTTTTTTGCATAAAGTTTTCTACTTCAGCAGGAGCAATATTTCCAACATTAATGTAAAATATACGTTTTTCAGGTGCTCTAACAATACGATGGATCAACATTGCATCTTCCATCATAGTATATTGTTTAAACAATTTACGAGCAGGCTCTAAATATGATCTACCATAAGGTAAAAAGTTAGTATCCGTTAATAAACGAAAATGAGACATTTCATAATTGTCAAAGTAAATTGAATTAGCTTGTCCACCAGCATTTGGTACATTGTAGTAACCATAATCTGAAGGGGATGAAATACCCTCAGGATCAAATCTAAATCTTACAGATGCTGGGTGGTCTTTATCATATCCGTCTTGTCTTTCAATGTGAAATGCATTATATGGAATAACATTATATACACCAAATTTTTCAGCGATTTCTAGTTTTAAAAAGAAATCACCATATTTACACATATTACGAATCCAAGGCCATAAATTAAATTCTATATTTAATACATCATAAAATAAATTATATAGAATTTTTTGTACATCTTCATCCGAGCTACGGATTTGAAGTACTTCTCCCATATCATTTCTTAAGGTACTTTCATCAGCTATAATATCTAAGGCAGAAGCAATAATAGCATCTGTATCCATTGAATCATATTCGGAATAAAGTGTGGGGCGTAAAGTTTGGTAGTTAAAACTACTTTGATATCCATAAATTGAAGTGTGGGAATTGGTATAAATACGGTTAAATCTATCTACTAAAGCGTTTGTTTCATATTCACCTGAAACTTGGATTTTATTAACATCCATTACCTTTAGTTGATTATCTCCTTCGTTTCGGATAATTACATCTGTTGAAAAGAGTCTTTTTAATCGGGTAAATAAGCTTTTATCTGCCATTGTTTTTATATAAGTTTATTACTTTTATTTCTGTTTTCTATTTGAACAAATCAAAGGAGCCAAGAAATATCTTCTTGATCATTTGAATATGGGTTATCTATTTTATATGGATTATTGGTATATTGATTAATGTTTGTAGTAGAAGAATACCCTCCAGAATATCTGTGTGTATTAGTTGACATGCTATTTAGCATACTTTTAGTCATATCCATTCCACGTTGTCTTAATTTAAAAGCAGTTTCACGTAAATAACAACCCATAGCAAATGCCATCACTAAATCATCATTATAACCAGATTGTGCTTCTGCTCGGCCGTTTCTCCATATAAATACTTTCATTTCCTCTAAAAGACGAATAGAATAAAAAGTAACTCCTTTATCCTGGATTGCTTCTTGAAATTTTCCAATTGCTATAGGACGAGTACTAGTTGACATTGTAAATCCAGGTGTCATTTTAGTAGTATCCATGTAAGGATCAAAATATGAATCTACATTATTTGTTCCACCTTTAGGGGAATAATAAAAGTTTTGGTATCCTCTATCTAATATTGTTTGAACAGTTGACCAGCCTACACTTGAATTTTCAACTGCAAGTAAAGCATTATTATATTCTGTTGCTATACTAGCTAATAAATGTCCATAATCTTTTGTGCTAATTTGACCTCTATATTCACCTACTTGGGTAAACGTTTCAACATCCCAAATATGAAATGCTGAATGGTCTTTTCCATCACCACGAGCAACGTCAGCTGTAATTAAATAATTTCTAGAGTAATCTGCTGGTTCCCAAATCCATAAGTTTTGGTCTACTCCACGTTTTTCAAGTGGATCTTTTACCCAAGTTTGCTCATAAAATGTTATATCTTCAGGGGTAAATACTGTATCACCTGAAGTGGTGAAATCACAGTCACATTCTTGAGCTGCCATTCTAACACCTAAGTCAGCATCTTGTTGATCTCTCCATGATTGGTCACGTTCAGGGTGAACTTGCCAAGGTAATCTAATAGGTAAGAAACTATTTTCTCCCATTTCAGCTTTAACCCATGTTTGATGAAACCAGTTACCTGTACCATAAGGGGTAGATAGAGCAATACATCCACCACCAGTAGCTAAGGTTTGTTGAGCTGATGCCCATATCTCACCAATGTTATTAATGAAAGCAGCCTCATCGATTATTAACAAAGTAACGGCTTCTGAACGACCTGCATCACTTGATGCTGCAGTTGCTTTAATTTGGGAACCATTGTTTAATCGTAATGTTAACTTGCTGTCTTCGGCGGGTTTATCTTTTTCTCTTAACCATGAAGGTAAACTATCGTACATAAATCGTACTTTTGTAACCATGTTTTTTGCAGTTTCCTGTTTGGTTGCAATACAAAGTACGTTTTTGTCTTGATGGAATAACATTAACCAAAGAGAATAACCTGCG